ATTATAGGGCAAAGGCAATCACCACTATTGATTCGTTTGGTCAAATTGATACATTGACAATCACAAAGTCTGGTGGTGGATATATCACTGCACCAACAGTAACCATTGCAGCGGCACCTGATCTTGTATTTAATCAGAATGATAGTGCAACACAAACACTATCAACTGGTGTGAAGGTATCTGGTGAGATTATCAAATATTCTGATTCTGATGCCAAGTTATATTTGGCTCATGTAAATGCAGATGACGGTAAATACCATAGCTTTACAACAACCGAACAAATTACCATGGCAAATCCTGGTAAGGTTGGAATTACAAGGGATGTGATTTCTGTTGAGGAATTAAATAATATTTCACAGAACGAACAGAATGATGATTTTGAAACCATTAGTGATGATTTCCTTGACTTTAGTGAAACCAATCCATTTGGGGATCCTAATTAATGAGTGATATGTTTGACTTCGGATTTACTGCTGTTGATGAAGATGAATTACAAGCAGTACAAAAAACACAACAGGTGGCAGAGAATGCCAAATTAGCATCTGGTGCTGCCAATGCAAAATTAGACAGATTATATAATGCAATTGTTCCACTTTTAAATAATTTAAAAGCCAATCCAGAAAAAGAATACATATTATGGCCGGACAGATTAAAAAAGGTAGAGGAATTTGAAACCTATTTACAAGGGATTTATAGAGAATAATGTTTGGTAGACATTTCTATCACGAGAAAACTAGGAAGTGCGTTGCCGCATTCGGTAGGTTATTTAATGACATTTATGTCGTTCGTAAAAATGACCAACTGAAAGTGCCATTGGCATATGCGCCTAAGGCAAAGTACCTGGATCGGATTCGTGAAAATCCCAACCTTGATACGGATACCAAGGTTGCCCTAAAACTACCTCGTATGTCATTTGAAATTACATCAATGGCATATGACACAACAAGACAATTATCCAAACTCAATAGTGTCCAAGGCTTAACCAGTTCCAATAATACAAGGAATACTCTGAATCAGGGTGTGCCTTATATTTTGGCATTCCAGGTTAATGTATATGCAAAATCACAGGATGATGCATTACAGATTGTTGAACAAATTCTCCCAACATTTAATCCTCAGTACACACTGACAATGAAACCACTGATTGATTATCCAGATTTAAAAGAGGATATTCCAATTAGTATTGCTGGTGTGGGATTTCAGGATGATTTTGAAGGAGAGGTTGGTGCACGCCGTACAATAATCTATACATTGGATTTTGAAATGCGTGTGACATATCATGGTTACATTGCTGCATCTGAGGTTATTCGCCAGGCAAATGCTCGTGTATTTGATATGGGTGTAGGCCTTGCAGATTCAGATGTCCGTATTGAAACCATTCAGGTTGAACCTGACCCAACATCAGTTATAGGATTAGCAGACAGTGACTTCGGATTCACCACAACATACTACGACGCAGATAGCGACTACAGATAAACAAAAATCTGATTACGATTATTCTCGTGAAACATATTACGAGTTAATTGAAAAGGGTAAGGATGCGCTCGAAACTATGATCGAGGTTGCACGTGAATCAGAACACCCTAGGGCATTTGAGGTCCTATCCGGTATGATTAAAAATGTGTCCGATGTGAATGACCGACTGATGGACCTAAATAAAAAGATGAAAGATATTGAGAAAAAAGATGATGTAAAGCAAGTTGAAAATCAGCAGAACAATTATTATCTTGGTTCTACTGCTGATATTCAAAAGATGCTACAACAAGGTGACGTAATTGATGTTGAATCAGATAACGACATACCTAGGGAATCCTAATGTCAAAAGGGATGGTGTCAATGAACAATGGACTCCTGAAAAACTGGCTGAATACAAAAAGTGTATGTTGGACCCCGTGTACTTCGCGGAGAGGTATGTTAAGGTTATATCTCTTGACCGTGGTCTGGTAAATTTTAAATTATATCCCTATCAAAGGGAAATGTTTGGGCACTTCAATGAGCATAGGTTTAACATTGTATTGGCTTGCCGACAATCGGGAAAGTCGATTTCGGCCTGCGCCTACCTACTCTGGTTTGCGTTATTCAATCCGGAAAAAACGATCGCTGTTCTCGCTAACAAAGGCGCTACTGCGCGTGAAATGTTATCGAGAATTACGCTCATGTTGGAGAACATTCCGTTCTTTCTTCAGCCCGGTTGTAAGGCACTTAATAAAGGTAGCCTTGAGTTTAGCAATAACTCTCGTATCCTTGCTGCTGCTACTTCTGGGTCTTCTATCCGTGGTCTCTCTGTCAACCTTCTTTATCTAGATGAGTTTGCATTTGTTGAGAGAGCAGCAGAGTTTTATACTTCAACATATCCGGTGGTATCTGCAGGTAAAGATACCAAGGTAATTATCACATCAACTGCAAATGGTATTGGTAACCAGTTCTATAAGATCTGGGAGGGGGCAGAGCAAAACGTAAATGAATTTAAATCTTTCCGTGTAGACTGGTGGGATGTGCCAGGTAGAGACGAGGCATGGAGAGAACAGACAATTGCAAATACGAGTCAATTACAGTTTGACCAAGAATTTGGAAATACATTTTTTGGTACCGGTGATACATTAATTGGTCCAGAAGCTCTTATGGGGTAGAGGGCAATGAATCCAAGTAAGGTTATGGAAGGTGGTAATCTTTTAATTTATGAGGAACCCATCCCTGACCACCAATATGTGATGACCGTGGATGTGTCGAGGGGAAGAGGACAGGACTATTCAACTTTTAATTTGATCGATATTAGCGTTTCCCCATTTGCACAGGTTGCTGTATATCGCAATAACACTATCTCTCCAATACTCTTCCCAAACATTATTTATAAGTATGCAACTGCTTATAATCAAGCATATGTTGTGGTAGAATCAAATGACCAAGGTGGTGTTGTTTGTAATGGATTATATTATGAACTAGAATATGAAAATATGCATGTGGAATCTACAGTCAAGGCAAACGAAATGGGTATCTTAATGACCCGTAAGGTAAAACGACTGGGTTGTTCTGCAATTAAAGATATTATTGAAACAAATAAAATAAACATTGTGGATGAAAATACCATTATGGAAATTTCCACATTTGTTGGTAAGGGTCAATCATACGAAGCCAGTGATGGTAACCATGATGACCTAATGATGAACTTGGTAATGTTTGGTTATTTTGCATCGTCACAATTCTTTAGTGATATGACCGATATTGATTTAAAACAAATGTTGTTTGAACAAAAAGTCAAAGAAATTGAAGATGATGTGGTACCATTTGGATTTGTTGATGATGGCAGTGATTTTATACCAGAGGACGAAAAACCATCCTGGTATGTGGAATTTGATTAATTTATAAATAGTATGGATTGATAAAGAACCGTATTATGTACCTTATAAATTAAACCGAAGAGGAAAGACATGGCACTTTTTACACCATCAGAATCTCCTGCGGTTGTAGTCAAAGAAGTAGACCTGACTGGCGGCGTGCCGAATGTTCAGAGCTCTACTGGCGCAATTGTAGGTAACTATCGTTGGGGTCCTGTCGAGGAGCGTGTGAAAGTTAGCAACGAGGCAAACCTTGTTGATACCTTTGCTACACCTGATACAGTAAACACGATAGACTTTCATAACGCAGCTTACTTTTTGCGTTATTCAAATGCTCTACAGGTTGTTAGAATGGTGGACAGTGATGCTGCAAATGCCACTGCTACTGCCGGCCAAACTGCATCGTATGGTGCAGGTGGTTACACCAAACCTGTAGTTAAAAATAGAACAAATTTTGATGCACAGCAGTCTGCATTGGACTCTGATAATCATACATTTGTTGCTAGATTCCCAGGTGCACTTGGGAATTCATTAAGGATTTCAATTTGTCCCCCATCAGTAAACGATTCCGCGTTTGATGATTGGACATATAAAGCTGACTTCAATGGTGCTCCAGGCACAGGTTCATATGACAATGCACGAGATGCTTCAAATACAGAGGTTCACGTGGCAGTTGTTGATGTGAATGGTGAGTTTACAGGTACAAAGGGTGAAGTTCTAGAAACATACCCATTTGTATCTGTTGCAAGTAACTCAAAGAACTTTGACGGTACCACAAACTATGTGAAAAACGTAATCAACGCAAGATCAGAATATGTTTACATGGTTGGATTTGATTCAAACTTTACCGCAAACAATGCCGGTACAGATTTGACTCCAGGTACATCAAAAACCTATCTAGGTACTGGTGTTGAAGCAGTAACTAATTTCTCGTTTGACTCGGGTGTTAACTCGGGGGCACTTGGTGTATCACAATTCCTAAATGGTTTTGATCTCTTTGAAGATCAAGAACAAGTGGAAATTGATTTCATTATTGTTCCTGGTATGACATCTCGTACAGATCAAACAACTGTTGCAAACGATGCGATTTCCATTGCTCGTGTAACACGTAAGGATTGTATCGCAGTAACATCTCCTGCAAGAAATGATATTGTGAACCTTACAAATGAAACAACAATCACAAATAACATTGTTGCAACAAAGAACACACTAACCAATACTTCCTATGCTGTAATGGATGGTAACTATCTAAAGGTCTATGACAAGTACAATGACCAATATATTACAATCCCTGCTGCATCATCAACTGCTGGTATCATGGCGGAAACAGATAGAACTGCTGCCCCATGGTTCTCACCTGCCGGTGCAAGACGT